GATTCCCTCCGGTCTGTCGTCGTTGAGCTTCCCCGCCTCTCCCGCGTCCATCAGGATGGCCATGCAGGCCATGACGTGTGCCTGGTGCGGTTCCCCGCTCTCCGGGTCCACGTCTTCCCCCTCCCATAGCGCCATCAGGTGCCGCATGGCAGCGTCGTAGTAGACGGACAGGGTGACGCCGCTGTCCCTCCATTTATACGCGCCGTATTTCTCCGCACCGCCGCGCATGACCCGCCCCAAGGGTCTCAGGGCTGACGTGGGAATGAAGTGCATGGGGTCTTTCTGGACGCCGTACGCCGTCTTCGGGTTTTCGTCGGGTAGATCAGGCATCGTCGTGCAGGCGTGCGCGGGCGGCGTCGATTTTCCCGTTGATTTCGTCCCATTCCTCGGCGGTCGGATCCCGGCCTTCGCTGCGCATGGTTTCCACACGGGCCTTACCCCAATCCAGTATGTCGATCACGTCCCCACCGACGCGGGCGGCCATCCCGGCAAGCTGAATGACAAGGGCGGCGAATTCCAGTGCTCCGGTCATGATGCGGCTCCTTCGATCAGGTTGTGGTTGGTGAGGATTGCGCGAAGAACACCGATGGCACTGCGTGCCCTGTCCGCCCACCGCTGGACGGTTCCCTTGTCCGGCGCTTCGTCGCGGGCCACGTCCTGCGCGGACCGCAGCACGATGAATGCGTCATTGTCCGCAGCCCGGATGATTTTCACCACGCGGGGCCGACTGCACGCCCGGTCGCTGAGGGTCGCGTCATCCGCGCACCGGGGCAGGGAAACGTAGGCATTGGCAGCGGTGAGCAAGGCGAGGTAATCAGCGTGCGCCGCGAAGATGACCTGTTGCGGCGTCCCGTCTGTCGTCGTTGTCGTCACCGGCGCGATGCGGGAATCGCAGGCCGCGAGCAGGACCAGCAGCGCCACCACGATCCAGTGGCTGTTCACAGTTCCGCCCTTGTCGCGCTTGATCGGCTTGGTGGTGACAAACCGCAGCCCGATGTTGACAAGGTTGGTCAGTAACATCACCAGCGTTGCGACTTGCGTCTGCGCCTCAGGCGACAGGTCAAGCCCGAAGATTGCCAGTAAGGCAGTGATGCCCCCGATGGCGTTGGCGAGGATCGTGCGTGAGCCGTACCACGGCTTTTCGTCTGTCATGTCAGTAACTCCATATGGTCGGTCGCGGTGCTTCCTCGGGCGTCAGCGTGTCCAGATGAATGAACCGCTTGTCGCCCTTCTGGTTGATGCCGATGCCGCTGAACTGCCCGTCGAGTTCGTTGAGCAATGCCCACGCCCGGTCCCCTCTGACACCTATGTCCGCCGCCTTGCCTGACGCATGTGTCTGCGTGAAACCGCGAGACGTGTTGTAGTTGGGGCATCGGTAGCCACTGGTGATGGGGAACGGGAAGCCCAGCCGGGTGCGGAGGTTCTGAAGCTTGAACATGAACTGATCGTCCATGCTCGCCAGTCCGCAGCGCCCGCATCTACATTCGAACTCAGACCGGGAGAAATTGGGATACGCGGCCCAGTCGGTCACTCTCGACCCTCCATTATCACCCGGTACATCTGGTCCAGTTGCTTGGCCATTCCCCTCGTCCGCTCGTCCACGGCTATCGTGGTGGCCTCAAGAAGCTGGATCCGGTCCCAGATGCGCCGCCGGATCTCCACGTTGTCATCTGCGCGGTTTTCGAGGGCGATCAGCCGGGCATCAAACTCGGCATTGTTCTTCGCCACTTCCGTCTGGAGCCATGCGCCCCAGCCTATAAGCATCGCCGCCATAGTGATGACGCCGACAATGGACGGTATCCACGACTTCAGGTCACTCATAGGGCCACCCCTTCGGGCATTTCTTCCAGACCCCCGGTTCCGACAGGCGCATGAAACTGTGGAATGAATAGCGTGTGGTGCGGATCGGGCGCGGCCCGCCTTCGTCATAGGCGTCTCCGCAGGTCATCAGTCCAAGCTCAGGCACGTTGACCAGACAGACGGCGTGGTCGTAGCCGCTCTCGCCCTTCGTGTGGCACAGGACCACCCCGATATGCTCGCGGTCGATCCCGGCGCTCAGAAGGCCGTCCATGGCCCTGTCCGCCCATTCCTCGCAGTCACCGACCGCCTTGCCGTCCTGCCAGGTCACCGCGCCCCACACGTCCTGTCCGTCAGGGTCAGGGGCATAGAGCGTCCCGTCCCATACCGAGCGGTGGACGCGTTGAACGATGGCAACGTCAGTCATTCCGGCCTCCGATTCACACACCATTTCCAGTCCCATCGTGCCGGGTCCGCGCACTGCGACAGAGCAGCAGCAGGCGGCACCACAGCCGGGCCGTCAGGCCATTCGGTGACAGGCTCCGTCGCGCAGGCCACGAGCAGGATGAGCAGGGGCAGGAAGCGCATCAGGTGCCGTACTGAGCCGCGTAACTGTCAGCCGCGCGGGACATGACGAACTGGACGTAGGCCGCGTCTGTGGCGGTGTAGTCGTCGTGCGCCTGCCGTTCCTCATCGGTCTCGCCGAGGGTCGCGTTGTAGGCGTTACGGGCGGCGGTGATGCCCGCAAGGGCGGATGCGCCGGTGATGGTGACGGCGAACTGTGCCATGGGACTATTCCTCCTGCTGCGCCGCTTCAGCGACGATGGTTGCGATTTCCTCGACAGACCGAAGCTGCCGGATGATTTCAGGGATGGCTTCGACGGGGGCTTGCGCCTGCGCCAGATGCGCCGCGTAGGTCCGGGTCGCGACTTCGAGATGCGCCGCGAGCGCGCTGGCCTGTTCCGCTTCAAGGCTGATCTGCATCACGACACCACCGCGACCTTGCGGGAGGTGCCGCCCGCGTCCTTGATGGTGATGTAGCCGGAGAGGCTTTCGCCACCGAGCGCGGTGTGGCTGCCGAACTTCAGGACGCCGGTTCCCGCTGGCGTCAGGGCAAGGTCGATGTTGGCTGTTCCGGTCCCTGCACTTTCGACGGTGATGGCGTCCCGCGTGATGGCAAGGCGCTCGTAGTCGCTGACAGTGGTATAGGTGCCGTACACGCGGTGTGTCTGCGCGTTGGTGCCGTTGCGCTGCGCAAGTATTGCCGCAGCATCCCGGTAGAGCCGCAAATTCCCGCCGTTGTACGCCTGCCCGGCGGTGGACCCCCAGCCGAGATGATGACCTGTATCGAGGTTCATGAATCCGGATGCGCCGGTACTGACAAAGTGCCGGGTTGCCCCACCGCTGTCGCCGATTGCAAACTGCCCCGCCCCAGCCGACCCCAGAGAAACCCCGGTCGCGAACTCGATACCGCCACCAGCCGAGAGATTGGCGAAGTTGGTGTAGGTGGCGACCTGCACTTGCCCGGTCTTGTCAACGGCGAACTTGTTCGATCCGCCGACCTGCAATTTCATCAGCAGGGAGGCGGCGTTCGATGCCGTATCGGTCACGTCGAGGCCGATGCCCGTGAATGTGGTCCCGGCGTCGTTCCACGTCTTCGCCATGGCCGAGATGTTTACTGTTGCCATTGTCCGGCCCCCTTAAGCTGCGTTGTCCACGATGATGAATGCGCCTTCGTCAGCGGTCGCGTCGTCCAGCACGATGGCTTCACCGTCCACGGCTGGAGAGGTCGCGTTGTCGATGACGATGGCGTCGTCGGGGATTGCCGCGACGGACATTCTCTGTCCCGTCCTCGGCCTGCGTGTCCGTTCCCCGGACAGGGATATGAGATGCCGTCTCAAAAGTACGCCCTCACTATCAGTGCCCACTTGGTGTTGGTCAGGTTCGTTGACGCGCCGCTCGTGGCATCCGCGTATCGGAAGACATTGGAGTCCGAACTGAACCGGATGGTTATGTTCGTTGAATCCGGCTGCGCGGCGAAACCATGGCGCGTGCTGTCGTTTCCGTCGTATGGCCCCCACTGAACAACATCGTTCTGCGCAAAGTTGGCCTCCCCGGCTGCGTCCGTGCATTTCAGGAAATACTGGATCAGCCTCGGGACACCGGACAGGGAATGCGCGAGGGTCAGCTGCCCCGCAGACGAAATCGTCTGGTCGCCGG